CGCTACACCCGCTACGTGCAGGGGCGCATCGCCAACGATCGGGAGATCGTCGGCTGGTACGGTCTCAGCGTGGCCGCCACGACGGATTTGGCCGCGAATCCCTTGTTGCAGGACGTGAACAAGGGCTGGCTCCAGTACATGCGCGAGAACCTGCCCGCCAATATTCTTACCGAGGGCGGGACGGCCGGCGAAATCGTGCTGGGCGACGGCGGCGACTACGCCAACCTGGACCTTGCCGTGAACGATCTGTTGCAGGGCATCCCCACCTATTTGCGCAAGAACTTGACGGTCCTGGTCGGCTCGGAGCTGGTGGCCCGCGAAACCGCTCTGTTGCTGACGGCCGTTCAGGGCAAGCCCACCGAGAAAAACGCGATGAACACGGCCATGGCCACGCTGGGCGGCTTGCCGTGGCAGACCCCCAGCAACTACCCCGCGCGCGGACTGGCCGTCACGCCGCTGAAGAACCTGTCCGTCTACGTGCAGACGAACACCTGGCGGCGCAACCTGAAGGACAAGCCCGAGAAGAACCGCGTGGAGGACTACAACTCCCGCAACGAAGGCTATGTGGTCGAATGTCCGGAGGCCTTCGTGGGCTGGGAGTTCGACAACGTGAAATTTTCGGACGAAGCGGCCGAGCCGACGGGCGAATAACCTCCTTCCTTCGTGATCCGGGGGCGGCCCGCGCCGCCCCCGCAACCCCTTGGGGGCGTTGATGGCCAGTCTTTTTTTGAAACACCGCCGGGCCGTGCAGAACGGCGAGACGACGGTCCGGACCCCGGACGTCGGCCCGGTTGCCGGCGGCAGCCTCGGCGCGCTCCGGAAGGCGCAGCTTTTGGCCGACGCCCTGACCGAAGACCTGAAGCGCCTGCACGAGATCAAAAGCATCGAGCGCAAGGCCGAGGTCAAACGGAGCGAGTTGTTGCCGAAGTACCAACCCTATGTCGATCGGCTGACGGCCGAGGACAAGGCCGACCCGCTGCTGGGGCAGTATCTCGTGTGGCTGTTCGACGTGGCCGACCTGCCCCGGGCCATGGCCTTGGGCCGGTACTGCGACGCCCACGGCGTGGGCCTGCCCGAGCGGTTCCACCGCGATCTGCGCACGTTCATGGCGGACGCCGTGCTGGCGTGGTCCGAAGCCGAGAACGAAGCCGGGCGCAGCCCCGAACCGTACTTTTCCGACGTGTTGGCCAAGCTGGCCGCCCCGGCCCCCGACGGCTGGGACGCGCCCGACGCCCTGCGCGCCAAGTATTACCGGCTGCACGGTTTCCTGTTGGAGGCCGCCGGCGATCTTGCCGGCGCGCGGGACGCCTTGACCCGGGCCTATGCGTTGGGCGCACAGGTCAAGACGCGCTTGGCCGACGTGGCCAAAGCCTTGGAGCGCGAGGACCGGACGGAATAAATCACCACACCCCCCGGCCGATTCCGCCGGGCCGCATCGGCCAGGCGCCGCACGCGGCCCGGCGGGAATCGGCGACAGGACGCTATGAGCTTTTCAGGATTCACCGACGCCCCCCGACACGAGACCGTAGCCAACGACGGTTGGTTCCCCGACATGGACCTGGCCGAGTTGCAGACCGCCTACCGGGCGCCCGCCGATATTTCGCCCGAGGCGTTGACGCGCCATTTGGCGCTGGCCATGGCCTGGGCCAACGCCCAGCTTGCCGAGTGGCGCGCGGCGCGCGAGGCCGAGGGACGCTCCTCGCTGGCCGGCGTGCCCGCCTCGACGCTCGGCGGCGTGAGCGAGCTCGCGACCCTGTACGCCCACGCCGTGTGTTGCCGGGCCAAGAGTCGTCTGATTTGGCAGTCCCGGCCGCTTTCGCGCTCCGGCTCCGCCAAGAACACGTTGGACGACGCCGACGATACGGGGGCGACCGCGGGCGTGTGGATGCAGTACGCCGAGGCGGCTCTCGCCGCGTTGCAGGGCAAGGAAACCAGCGCCGTGAGGTTGATCTGATGCGTAAGCTCACCGCCTTGTGCCGGGCGATCGAGGAAGCCACCCGGCTGCCGCGCTCCGGTTTCGACGCTTGGGCGGAGTTGGGGACCCTCGAACTGTCCGGCCGGAACCTGGGGGCCGGCGTGGAGATTTGCCGGTTCCAGTACAACGGCGTGCTTTGGGTCCGTCGCTATCCCGGCGACGGTTCGGACCTGCTGGCGTTGGTGGCGGCGTGGTTGCGGGACAACGATCCGGATCGCGACGACTTGGGCCTGGACGATCCGGACGTGAACGTGGAGTTGAACGATCCGTTCAGCGCCGACGTGGATATCAGCATCCGCTTCGAGGAGTCCGTGGAGATCACGCCCGATCCGCGCGGAAACATTCCCTGGGGTGGCCGGTTGTGGCGCGTGGCCGACGCGGGCGTGGATGTCGCCGAACGGCTCGACGCCTTGCACGGCGACGTTGCCGGAGGGCGTTAGCCCATGCCGCAGGACTTTCTTCGCATCAGCGTGGACCCCAAGGCGCGGCTGCGGCTTTTGGAGCAGATCGATCTGCTCGTCTTGTCGCCCGAGGCCAAACGGCGAGTGGTGCGCAACATCGCCATGCAGGTGCGGGCGCTGTCCCGCAAGAACGTCCGCGAGCAACGCAGCCTGGACGGCGGCCCCTTCGCTCCGCGCAAGCGCAAAAAGAACGGCTCGCCGCGTCGGCGTCAGAACAAGCGCATGCTGACGGGGCTCGCTCGCCTCATGAGCGTGGACGCCGACCGCGTGGGGCAGGGCCGCGTGAGCTGGAGAAACACCTACACGGCGAAGATCGCGGACAAGCACCAGCACGGCAAGGAGGAGCGATACGGCGGCCGGGGCGGCGCAAGCGACGACAAGGATTTCTATTCGGCGAAAAAGCGATGCGATCGTTGGATCGCGCGCGACCTCCTTCGCCTGGGCTACCGCAAGGAAGAACGCATGGCCAACGGCCGGACGAAACGGCAGCGCGTTTCGCAGCGTTGGATCATGGAGCACATGCGCCAGGACGAAGCCGTGAAGCTGTGGCTGGATTTGACGGGATACGAGCCCAAGAACGGCTGGGAGATCGGCGTTCCGGCGCGGCCGTTTCTGGGCGTGAACCCGGACCAGGCCGACGAGATCCTGGACCGCATGGCGCGCGAAGCCGCGGCCAGGCTGCGCAAGCAGGGCAAAATTTAAAGGAGACCCTATGGCGCTGGGAAAAGTACAGGTCAACAACCTGAATTTGAGTCAGGGCGAGCAGACGGAAGTGGAGCGCTATTTCCTTTTCGTCGGCCGGGGCGACGTCCATACGGGCAGCGTGCAGACCCTGACCGTGGACACGGATTTGGACGCCGTTTTGGGCTCTGCGGAAAGTCTGCTGCGAACGCAGATCGAAGCCGCCCGGAACAACGCGGGCGAGAACTGGAGCGCCTGCGTTCTGCCCCTGGCCGACGGCGACGCCTGGGCCGACGCCGTGGACGAGGCCATGCGGCAGGTCAGCGTGGAGGCCGTGGTGGTGACCGATCCGGTCGGCGCGTCCACCGATCTGGAGGACATGCAGGCCAAGGCCGTTCACATCCTGGCCGCCTTCATGCGGCCGGTCTTCTTCATGGCGACCACCCGGGCGCTGGACGCCGCAAGCGAAACCTGGGCCGACTTCCAGGCGGCGATCAAATTGCTGACCAAGGACGTGGCCGCCGAAAACGTGATGATCGTTCCGACGCTGTGGGGGCCGGAGCTGGGAACCCTGGCCGGGCGGCTGTGCAATCGCGCCGTGACCGTGGCCGACACGCCGATGCGGGTGAATACCGGGGCGTTGGCGGGCGAATGGTCCGTCAAGCCGACGGACAAGGACGGCCGGGAACTCGACCTGTCCATTTTGAAGGACCTAGACAACGCCCGTTTTTCCGCGCCGCAGTGGTATTCGGATTATCCCGGCGTGTACTGGGGCGACGGCAACACCCTGGACGCGGCCGCCGGGGATTATCAGGTCATCGAAAATCTGCGCGTCGTGCAGAAGGCCATGCGCCGGGTCTACACCCTGGCCGTGGCGCGCATCGGCGACCGGCGCTTGAACAGCACGCCCGCGTCCATCGCCCAGAACCAGACCTATTTCATGCGCCCTCTGCGCAAGATGAGCCATAGCACGACGATCTTGGGACAGACCTTCCCCGGCGAGATCGAGCCGCCCCGGGAAGGGGACATCGCCATCAACTGGCCCACCAAATATTCGGTGGCGATCTACCTGACGGTGCGGCCGTACAATTGCCCCAAGGCCATTACCTGCAACATTCTGCTCGACCTGACCAACTACGCGACGGAGGACTAAATGGGACGGCGCATCAGCGGCAAGGACTTCGACGTGACCGTGGGCGACCTACAGATCCACGTGTCGAAATGCACGCTTTCCATCACCGACAATTCCAAGGTCGCCAAGGACAAAGGCGTGCCCAACGGCTGGGTGGCCGGCGACGTGGAGGCCTCTGGAGAATTGGAGCTGGACGCTCTGGGCGTGTCGCTGCTGACGGCGGCGGCCAAGTCGGCCGGGAGCTTCCGGGAGCTGGAGACCATGGACCTGCTCTTCTACGCCAAAACTTCGGACGAGGAAGAGCTGAAGGTGGAGGCCTTCGGCTGCAAGCTCAAGGTCGAAAGCCTGCTGGACATCGACACGGCCGGCGGCTCCAAGCACGTGAGCAAGATTCCCTTCGAGGTCACCAGCCCCGACTTCGTCCACATCAACGGCGTTCCCTACCTGAGCGCCGACGAAATCAGGGGACTGACGGCCTAATGGACGACATCGATCGCGCGCAAGCCTTGGAAACCCGGCAACGCCAGGAAGCCCTGGCCCGCTTCGTGAGCGCGCGGCGCAAACCGACAAGCCCCAGCCTCACCCATTGCGCGGCGTGCGGCGAGCCGATTCCCGAGGTCCGACGCCTCGCCGTTCCCGGTTGCCGGTTATGCGTGGGCTGTCAGGCGCAACGGGAGGCGACGCTATGAACATTCCCCGCGGCATCCGCAACAACAACCCCGGCAATATCC